AAAATCATAGAACCGTTACATAGTAGAACAACGGTAATAGATTTTAATGTCCGTGGAAAAACTAAACAAGTTCTGGCGGCAGAGTTCTTTGAAAGATGCAGAGACATCTTGTCCAAAGAGAAAGTACGGTTCAATGACAAAGTGGTTGCCACAGTCATTCAAAAATACTTCCCAGACTTCAGAAGAGTCCTTAATGAACTCCAGAGATACAGCTCTACAGGTGATATCGACACTGGAATCCTTGCAACGTTAGGTGATGCTAAGATAGATACACTTGTAGATTCTCTTAAGAATAAAAGGTTTAATGACGTGAAGAACTGGGTCACGCAAAACCTTGATTCTGATCCTGTTTCTATCATGCGTAAACTCTATGACAATCTGTCTGTTGTGATGGATGGTCCTAGTGTTGCTGCTGCTGTACTCATTATTGCAGAGTATCAGTATAAATCTGCTTTTGTAGTAGATCAGGAAATTAATCTTCTTGCCTGTTTAACGCAATTAATGTTGGAGTGTAATTTTAAATGACCGATGCAAACAAACTAACACTGCTCAGACTCTTAAAAGAAAGAGCATATAAAAAAGGTAATTATGTATTGTCTTCTGGCAAAGAGTCGGAGCATTATATTAATTGTAAACCTGTAACTCTTTCATGTGAGGGTAACGCATTGTTATCATCACTAATGATTAAGGAGGTAGATCCTAAGTCAGTAGCAGTTGGTGGTCTTACTTTGGGTGGCGATCCATTAGTTTGTGGTGTTGCACAGAGAGCATATTATAAGGGTGGGCATATTGATGCTCTTATTGTTAGAAAGAATCCTAAAGGATATGGTACAAAAGAAGTTATTGAAGGTAACAAACCACCTAAAGGATCAGTTGTTACGGTGTTAGAAGATGTAACTACAACAGGCAGCAGTGCAATCAAGGCAGTTAACGTGCTACGTGATGCGGGATATATTGTCAATAGAGTGGTTGCAATTGTTGATAGGATGGAAGATCATAAAGTGTGGTATAATAATGAACTAGAGTTTGTTTCACTATTCAAATTGGAGGACATCACATCATGACAGAAAATGCTAACTGGAGAGAAGAATATAAAGCATACACAAGTGACAAAAAAGAACTTGAGTTGTTAGAGAACGGTCCTAGGAGTCTTGCTCAATCATGGCGGTTGCAAGCGATGTATGGTAAATGGAAAAAAATTAAAGGTATTGAAGATCCTGAACCACCCGATGTATCATCATCAATGAAAGAATTTTTTGAACATACTAAAGATCAGGGTATCTAATGACTGCTTATAATGAACTGAAGAATCTTGTACTAGGAGAAGAATTTCCTTGGTTCTTTGTAAAGGATGCTGTAAGAGGACAATACAGTAAGGGACAAACTGATGTAAATAACTTTCCATTTTTCTCACATGTATTTCTAGATAGACCAGGCGATAACAAAACATACGCAGTTCCAGTATCTAGTGTTATTGATTTGGTAGAAGAAGTATTTGTTGAGTTATGTCGGAAGAGTAATATTTCCCCTATGGTTTTGTATAGGGCAAATGCAAACATGACACTTCCTACTGTTTCTGGAAATCCTCAACCAAGTCCATTGCATAAAGATCATGATTTTCCTCATAGAAATATGTTGGTTTATCTTACTGATTGTAATGGAGGACCAACAATGGTTATTGGTCAAGATGATTTCTATGGAAAGGAAGATGATGTTTACTTCTTTGAAGGTCTCCATCAACACAAATTACCTACCTCAAATCGAAGGGTAGTCCTAGTATACACATTTCTTTAAACATGATTGACTTAAAACTAATCCGATTAATAACTGGCGAAGAAATAATCGCTGAAGTTTTAGATTGGAGTAATGGTCTTATGACTATTAAGAATGCTCTTGCTGTAATTCCTCATCAAGATCAAGTAGGATTTGCTCCATGGGCAACTGTCATTGATCCTGACTTTCCTGAGATCGGATTGGATATGAAGCATGTCATTTATGCTGTTGCTGTTGCACCTGCTGTAATTGAACAGTATAATAAAATCTTTGGTAGTAATATTATTACTCCCGATAAACAATTAATTGTATGACTTCTTTAAAAACTCCTCTTCGTTATCCTGGTGGTAAGTCTCGTGCTGTTAAAAAGATGTCACAGTTCTTACCTGACATGAAAAGATATAAAGAGTATAGAGAACCTTTTCTTGGAGGTGGATCTGTTGCTCTCTATATGACACAGACATATCCTCACCTAGAGATATGGGTGAATGACCTGTACGAACCTTTGTATAATTTTTGGACACAACTACAGGATGAAGCAAATGAAATTACGACCAAACTCAGAACTTTTAAAACAACACATCCAACACCAGAAAAGGCAAAAGAACTTTTTCTGGAAAGTAAAGAACTCGTTAACGATGAAAAACAATCCAACGTTGATCGTGCCTGTTATTTTTATGTTGTTAACAAGTGCTCTTTTTCTGGTCTCACTGAGTCCTCATCCTTTTCGTCCCAAGCCTCAGACTCAAACTTCAGTTTACGGGGTATAGAAAAGTTACCAGAGTATTCTAAATTAATTGAGAACTGGATAATTACTAATCTAACATACGAAAGAATGTTAATTAATGATTGGGATAGGAAGGGGATCTTTACATACATGGATCCACCATATGAAATAAAGTCATCTCTATATGGAAAGAAAGGTTCTATGCATAAAGGATTCGATCATGATGACTTTGCTAAAAATTGTGATGATTACACTTCTCCATTGTTAATATCTTATAACTCTTCTCAATTAATTAAAGATAGATTTGCAGATTGGGATGCACAAGAGTATGATCACACATATACTATGAGATCTGTAGGAGAATATATGAAAGAACAACAATCTCGTAAAGAACTTTTACTTCTAAATTATGAATCAGGATCTGATAAAAAATAATTATCTTCTTTTAAAGAACTTTATATCTCTTGACCAAGCTAAAGAACTTGCTAGGAGATATAAAAATCTTCAAAGAAATATTGGATTTGGTGATGATGAACATGTTTCTAATGCACCTTCTTGGAGTAACTGTGAGGATCAATTAGCACTTCTATGCAATCTTTGTCCTAGAATATCGGAGATATGTGGTGAATCTGTATTACCAACTTATGCTTTTGGTAGGATTTATCAAAAAGGTTCTGAGTTAGAACGTCATTCAGATAGAGCAGCATGTGAAATATCTTTAACTCTTCACCTTGAAGGTGATAAGGAATGGGATTTTTGTATAGAAACTCCCTACTATGAACAACATTGTGTTAAACTAGAACCAGGTGATGCAATCATGTATCTTGGTGTTATTGCCGATCACTGGAGAGATGGAAAATATACAGGAGAATCATATACTCAATTCTTTTTACATTATGTAAGAGTTACTGGGTGGTGTAGAGATGCATATTTTGATAGAAATCCAGATTTATATAAAGATGTAGACTCCCTTACAAAATCAAACATTCTAAAGAAAGAGTATTATGAGTTACGATGAAAGGTATCCACTCAAGGATTATCTAAACACAATTAATTTGACAAAGAAAAATCTCATGGATGGTGAAGATCCTGATTGGGAAAAGAATTATCCTTGCTTCGTAATCAATAAATGTATGTCACATCACATTGATACTGTGATGTATGCAAATGAAATGAATCAATATCCTAACCTAGACAATAAACTTCAGTATGATTTCTTTATAAATACCGTCAGATCCCGAAAGAGATTTTCTCCTTGGGGTAAAAAAGAAAAGGTGAAGGATATTGAACTTGTTAAAGAGTTCTATGGTTATTCAACCGAGAAAGCTATGCAAGCACTCAGGATTCTTACCAACAACCAACTCGTAGTTATTAAAGAAAAACTGAATAAAGGGGGTAAGAAACGATGAGTGAACTTAAAGAAGTTCAGTGGACAAAGAATGATATGGTGGAGGTAAACTTAAAGGAACCTGATGACTTCCTTAAAGTTCGTGAAACTCTTACACGTATTGGAGTTGCTTCCAGAAAAGAAAAGAAATTATTTCAATCTTGCCATATCTTACATAAGAAAGGTCAGTATTATATCGTACATTTTAAAGAACTTTTTGCACTCGATGGTAAGAAAGCAAATCTTTCTGAAAATGATGTACAGAGACGTAATCGTATCATCAAACTTTTATCTGATTGGGGTCTAGTAGAGATTGTAAAAGCAGATGCTGTTTCACAATCTGCACCTCTAAGTCAAATTAAAGTTATTGCATATAAAGAGAAGGGTGAATGGACTCTTGAGTCCAAATATAACATCGGAAAAAAACGGCAAGTTTCAGAATCCTAAATAGAGCTGCAACGCCCTGATAATATATGACTGAAGATATAAAAGAAGAACTAACTGAAGAAGTTGATAAGAAAAAGAAAGGAGTATTTGGTAAAGTAAAGGATGCTATCCTTCCAGATCCCGAAGAACAAGCAGCAATCATTAGTACATTTGTTCGCATTACTGTTCTTGCCTGGTCGGGTGGGATCTTGACTTTGAACTACGTCGCCATACCAGGTGTACCACAGCAGAAAATCGATCCAACTTTCATAGCTTCGGTTTTTACTGGGGTTTTAGCTAGCTTTGGAATCCAGACTGCTTCTAAGAAAGGTGACGGTACTATGAAAATGGATAAGAATGGTAATGCTGTCAATGGTGGAGCAGGTGGACCTGTTCAAACTATTAGAATTGAACAAGCACCCATCAAAATTATTGCTGAATCACCTAAAAACACTGACAAGACTGAACCTTATAAATTATAAAAGGAGAAAAAATCATGCAAAAAGTAATTAATGTACTCGCTGTTGCGTCTGCTATTGTATCTCTTGCCGTTGTTGGCACTGCTGGCTACGTTTATGTACGCAAGGATGCAATCATAGAAAATATAAAAGAGAAGGCACTAGGTGGTCTTGCTGGCGGTCTCGCTGGCGGTGCTCTTTCAGGTGATGTAGGACTTCCTGAACTTCCTGAAGTCCCTTCTACTGGTCAAGGTGCTAGTATGGGTCTTCCTGTCCCAAGTTCTCCCTTTTAATTATGGACAAAACTAATTTAACAAAATGGTTTGCCCTTGGATTGGGTGGAATCATAGGCGTATCACACATAGGTATGATTGGTATGCTTGCAAACAGATCTTCTAAACTACCTGCACTAAACATGCCTGTAGGACCATATACATCGTATGTTGCAGAGGCAGATGAAAATGGTTATAAAGTTAGTTACACTGCAAACGATCCTAAGACAATGCTCATTAGTAAGGACATTGTAAAACCATCTGGGTTTCTCGGATTTGGGAAGTCTACAACTCAAATTACTGAAGAGTATGTCATGGACGGTGCCACAAATCAGGGCGGTCCTGTATCCAACACTCGCTCTTGGCAAGATGGGAGTGCTCAAACTCCAGGAGAAGGACTCTCAAAAAAGACTGTCGAGTGCATCGAGGCGGTCGGTGGTGGCAAACAAACAGGAAAAATTGTCGGAGGTAGCATCGGTAGTGCTGTTGCTAATACTGGTCTCGCCTCTGTTCCTTTTGTGGGTTGGGTACTTGCTGGTGCTGCTACTATGATCGGAATGGATCAAGGTGCAGAGATTGGTGGTAACATGGCAGCAGATCTTAAGGGTTGTTAATGGACGTACAAAAAATTACATCAGGAGTAACAGCAGCAGCAGTCGTAGGAACTGGTGCGTTTGTCGGTGGCAATCATGTCATCGACCAACAAACTGGTGGTCCTAAAAAAAGACAAGATGAACGTATAGAAGAGATACGTCAGGTAGTAAGAGAAGAAGTATATTTACAACTAGTCAATGCTTGGCCAAAAACTAGTGGACCTGTCAAAGGATTGAAAGATCCTAAAGACTATAAGAAAGAACTGCCACCAAAATAAATGGATACTTACCTATGGATCCTATTCATAATGTACCTAATATTACTATCCGTGGACTTACTATACCTAACATAACAGTCAACGGAACAGGAATACCTTTGATTGGTAATCGTATCATAGGTGTTCGTGATAATTTTGTTGCTGATATAAGGAACGTTAACGTACGTGAAACACGTGATTGGTTAGTTAATCCTCCACAAGCAATACCACTAACAGTGCCTGTCACTGTTAATGCTGGTACACCTATTGTTAATATGCCTGGTTGTGTAGAAGTACACAAAGAGAATGCTAGAAAAGATCCATCAAAGAGCAAAAACCTTGTAAATGATGATCCTAAAGGAACTACTACATTATGTGATTCTGGCATGCCTTCATACTATCCAGCAGACTATGATGCTAGAGAATTATTTTGGCAAACAATTAATACAGAACCAGAAGACGGTGATCAGGGCGTTGATACACAAGAACAAGAACCCATAGAAGCACCATCACCACCTCCCCCACCACCTACAGATGGTCAGATTCCTAAGGAAGTCGAATGTCCTCCTAAGAATGCAAGACGTATAGGTGATAGAAATCAAAAAGGTGATGAGCAAGTAAAAGAATATAAATTAACACCTGATGGTAAAATTTGTGAGACTATCTGGGAACCTGTCCCTATTATAGATCAGTACCTACCATCAGTAGGAGTGGTAACAACCACCGCAACCATAGCTACCGTGGCAACTGCGTCTGCCCTATTTGCCAAACCCCTAGCAGATCTGATTCTGAAAGTTGTGAAACCTGTTGTGAAGAAGACGATTGCGAAAGTCCAGAAGATTCTTGGGAAGAAACCTTACCGTCCAACTTCATCTGAGATACAGACGAACCGTTACCGAGAGAAGAAAGGTCTTCCCCCTTTGAAGAAGAAGGGTTAGTCCACTGTGGTTGTGGTATCTGATGTTCGTGTGGAATGACTTGTCCACCAGGTGCAGTAACAACTACGTCAGCACATATAGATGCATAAGGTGACTTAGGATGGAACATGATACCAGCCTTGATGAGTTCACCACAATTTTTGAGACGAGCGATCTCAAAATCTAATCGCTTGTTAGCAGTAAGTTGTTGTACAGATGCTATCTGTGCTTCTGCTGCTTCTCTACATTTCTTCTGCATACCTCTGTTCAATGGTATGGATAGAGTAGCAGATAGACCTAGATTAAAACTTTGGTTTGCCTTCATGTCTGTACGTACAGGTTTGTACCATGATGGTGTCATCTCACCACCAGTATCAACTATATCTGGTACACCATTAGCACCATCTACATCTTGAATGATAGTAATGTCTGATCCATCTGGGAACCACCTTACCTCTTCACCAGCATCATTAGTATAAGTTCTATCGTCATACCATTCTTCCCAAGGATAATTCTTGACAGTAGTATAGGTAGGAGTCATTGTACCACTGATGTCAGTAGTATTGTATTGTGGTTCGTTATAGAAATCTTCCCAAGGATCTTTCCTTGAGTCAGCAAACTGGATGTATGGTGTCATATTGAGAGTCGTACCTTGACACGATACACCACCACCGTAGGTATTAGTTACGTATGGACCTTGTAAAACTTGTATTGCCTGGTTCGTGACTGAGCCCGACGAGTTGGCTATGGGATTTGCAGTAGCAGATACACCACCTACACCTTGAGCTAGTGCTCCTATAGGTAAAGAATTAAAACCAAGAACCGCTGCTATTACTGCGTAAACACGCTTGTTGTGTCCGTGACGGACTCTATTACTGTTGTTCTCTGTATGAGAGTTTGACTGGTCATACCTGGTCCTTGATAACTCTGGGTAAATTGAAACGCTGCACCTGGAGTTGTCATTGTGTATTTGCTTTGACTGGAGAGATCTAAAGCATCGAAGGAAGATGT